TTTCGGGTAGGACTGCGCCGGGTCACCTCAAGAAACACGCGGCGGGATATCCATATCGGAAAAAATGTCAGGCCAACGTAAAATGACCCACAACGGGCGCGATAGTACCCGGCTGCAGGGCAGTCAATGCTTGTTGCAAAACTGGTGGATTTGTCCAGCGACCATCTCGCCGAGCTTTTGAGCCAAAATAGGGTTGCTAGGGCCACCGGGGGTGTACCCGTACTTGTATGCAACCCCGGCATATTTTTTGTATTTTTTTGTTTTTTGTATGGATAAGTGGGCATGACCCGTCATACAGCCCCGGCATGCTATGTCAGCATGACCCCCAGTGTAGAACTGAGGGGATATATCCCGGCGGGTACTAGACCCAGTCTACATACGGATGTTCTGTTTGTCAAGTATTTTGTTTTTTCTGTTGACAATCAGTGTTACTAGCTCTAATATTGTATCGTGGGCCGTTTCATACACGGTATATTCCCACAAATCTGTGCAATTACGCCTGTAACCACGGTGAATAAGGCTGATTGAGACGCCCACACCCTCTTTTTTACATAAAAAACAATGAATCTGCTTCCAAAACAGTACAAAGAGCGGGTATTAACCCCTCAACAGAGCCAGTTTCTTGAACTTTTGTTTGAAAATGGTGGAAATGTAACCCAAGCTGCCGTAGATGCGGGGTATTCCCGTGGTTCTGCCCAGTGGCTGAAGCAAACATTGGCAGATGAGATCATTGAACGCACAAAAAGCATACTTTCAGTAAATGCAATAAAGGCAGCAAACCGTGTAGTCTCCACAATTGACAATCCCGCCCCCGAACGAGGTGACGAACTACGGCTAAGAGCCGCTGAATCGTTGCTTAACCGCGTAGGAGTTGCAAAACAAGAGACACACAACCACAATGTCACGGCTGTACACGGTGTGGTGCTGTTGCCACCAAAGAATGAAGTAGTGATTGATGGCTGAACAAGCCCCCAAGAGGCGCGGTAGACCAAAAAAAGACCCTAACGCACCCAAGGCCACGTACAACCTGTCTACAAAGGAACGTGCCCGTCGTGCAGCTACAAAGCGAGTCAACGCCGCCAAAAAACGTGCAGAGAAATCAACCAAAGCAGCAGAGGATAGACGCAGATATGCCCGAAAGCTTGAACAAACTACAACAAAAGTTGAAAAAGCTCTGGTTGGGAACGAGTCTGCCACAATCGATCTTGGGGATTTGGCTGCTTTGCCAGACGCAGTGTCGGACCTTGTTGGAGAAAGTGAAGTTGTTTTCCAACCGAATGACGGACCTCAAACAGACTTTCTATCAGCGGGTGAACGAGACGTACTCTACGGCGGTGCTGCCGGTGGTGGAAAGAGCTTTGCACTTCTTGCTGATCCGCTACGTTACTGTCACAATCCTAATCATCGTGGTCTTCTTCTCCGTCGCACACTGGATGAACTTACCGAACTAATCGACAAGTCCCGCCAACTGTACCCTAAAGCCTTTCCCGGGGCAAAGTTTCGTGAATCGAAGTCTACGTGGGTGTTCCCCTCTGGGGCTACGATCTGGTTCACCTATCTTGATAAAGACAAGGACGTGACGCGCTTTCAGGGTCAGGCATTCAACTGGATCGGCATAGATGAAATTACCCAGTATCCTACACCCTATGTCTGGGATTACTTGCGTTCTCGCCTTCGTACTACTGATCCTGAACTCCAGCAACACCTGTACATGCGCTGCACAGCCAACCCCGGAGGAGTGGGTGGTTGGTGGGTCAAGAAAACATACATTGAAGATGTGGAACCAAACAAGCCTTTTCCTGCCTTCGATATAGAAACAAAAACACCCTTTCTGTGGCCCAACGGTCACGAGAAGGCAGGTCAGCCGTTGTTCTTTCGTAAGTTTGTCCCGGCACGGCTGACCGACAATCCCTACCTCATGGCAGATGGTCAATACGAGGCCATGTTGAGGTCGCTCCCCGAAGTCGAACGAAAGAGGCTTCTAGAAGGTGATTGGGACGTGGCGGAGGGAGCGGCCTTCCCCGAGTTTTCAAGGAGTCGACACGTTGTCGAACATTTCGAACTACCTACCAATTGGCCACGAATACGGGCGGCGGACTACGGCTATGCGAGTCCGTCGTGCGTTCTTTGGGGGGCTATTGACTGGGATAATAATATCTGGATATATCGCGAACTATATGTCAAACACTTGACAGCAGAGCAACTAGCTGATAAAATAATGGAAGCAGAACAACTTGATCCAACACCCCACTACACTGTGTTGGACTCGTCGTGCTGGAACAAGACAGGATTCGGCCCATCGATTGCAGAAACAATGATGCGTGCCGGTGTTCGTTGGACACCGTCTGATCGCAACCGTGTCCAAGGCAAGATGGAAATACATCGCCGTCTTGCTGACGATCCCTACACAGAAGAACCACGACTACGTATCTTCTCCAGTTGTCAAAACATAATCAAGCAACTTGCTGGCATACCACTCTCCAAGTCAAACAGCGAAGACGTGGATACAAAGTCCGAAGACCATGCGTACGATGCTCTGCGGTATATGTTGATGACACGCATGAGCGGGTACACATCAATACACAAACAACTTGGTGCAATCAAGAGTCAGGTGTACCAAGTCCAAGATGAGACATTTGGATACTGATGGATCAAGCAGCATTTACAGAAGCCGTAGAGCAGGGAACTCTTACTGTTGACGATGCGTTCGATTATGTCCTGAACAGACGGGACATAACCCCGAGTGCAAAAAGCAACATCACTACGATGGTCAAGGCTGTCAAGAAGAACCCTAACTACGATGGTGACGCTCTTTTCCTAGACGTTCAAAAGACAGAAGACTTTGCTACTCTTTTCAGCGAAGAAGCACCAGACGCACCTAAAAAGGGCCGATGGAAGACTCTGGGCAGCTTTGAGACATACATACTCAAGGGACTAAACTTAACTGACTACAGCGGCTACAAGCACATAGCTAACAGAGGCGGTGTGCCGGGACTGGCTGTCGGCTATGGATTTTTGGGGAAGCAGTACCGTGGCAAAGACCCCATGCGCGGAACAGTGTCCTCAACCGAACTGGACAAAATATACGAAGACGTATTTAAAAACGAAATCTACAGAGACGAGGCGGGTCAAACATATTACAAAGGGGCAAAGGGTAAACCTGTTCCTGTATCACAAGACACGTTGGACTATCTCATATACGAAAAGTACACGGGACAACGTCTGGAGTCCAACATTGGGGAAGACGGCATCAAGCTGTCTGACATATCTATCATTGAATCTCCTGATGGATCAGTCCGAGTAGAGATAGCTGAAAAAGTATCAGAGACAAAAACTCGCCCCCAAGTTATATACGAGGGTGCGTTCGCACAATTTCTAAAGCAGAAGTATCAGAACAAAGTGGCTATGCTAGGAGAAGGTGCCGATTTAAACGTAGACATGTTTGGTGATGCCACCCCAGATTCTGTTACTAATCTGTGGAAGGATCATTTTAAGCCTCGTCTCGAAGCTAAGTTTCGAGCGCAGCTTCCAGCCTCTGCAGGTGGAAACCACAAATCTCTTCGTAAAATTGTATCTCGACAGCTTGTGTCTGAATTTGGCTACCCATTTGACATGGTCAAGTCTTGGATGGGACACGCCGGTGCAGGCATCAATGCACGAGGCGACATCACGATTGAGAACTACACAGGTCAAGTCACTGATCCCAGACTTGGCGGTATGGTCAACTCTCTGGTCGAGACAGAGGCGGCAAACCTAAAAGCCCCTAACGTAAACAGCCTGTTTGTTGACAAGGGCATCCCTCTGCAGTCTAATTTAATTTATCCGACTCCTGATAATCAAGTTGTGTTTGGCCGCACCGACACAGTGGCTGCCATCCCTATGACAGAAACGGCAAGAGAGGCACTTGAATTTAAGAACCTCGAAAGCATTGCACAGTCTAAAGTAAATCTCGTTCAGCTTGAAAAAAAATTAGTTGAAGAAATGAGGGACTACACCCCTCTGACAACTGCAGAGCATCGTGAAATATTCAATCGACAGTTCGAGACAGCTCAACTTAGAAAGATGTTTCGCGCAGAAAAGGCCGCTGAAGCTGCTGCCGAATCTGCCGCACAATTTGGAAGTCTTGCAGACGGTGCCGCAGGTATGTTTGCTGCCCCCGAGACAGACAAGAACCTTCTTGCACGTATCATGGAGGGAACGCAGAGCGTTCTCAAGTCAGAGCCGGTGCAAGCAGTAGGAGATGTGGGCAAGAATGTTCTAAGAGGTCTTCTGCCTCTGGGCATCGCGGAGGCTGCCAGCACGGGCTACGAATCTCTATCCGGATACCCTACTCCCGTTAGAGTTCTAGGAGCGGGTGCAGCCGGTGCTGCAGAACTATTTGCTCCTCCGGGAGCAGCCCCCACCGACGCACCTTTCCGCGCAGAACAACGAGCCTCTGCCCCTATCGGTCTACGGGACAACGTGCCCGGAATGACAGGACTGGGACCGAGACAGGATGTTTTGACTGAAACCGATCCGCTATCCGGGCGGATTCGACCAGAGTTTGCAACATATCCGGCTTACTCGCCAGACTTTGATGCACAGGGCGAACCTATCAATCCCGCATTTATTCAATCTCCACCTCCTGCACGCCCTAGTTTCATGGAAGCGGGGGCAGCAAAAGAACGAGTCAACCTTGCCACACGAGCCGCAGAGCAAGGACAAGAAACTACATTGACTGGCTCATTTCTCAACCCCGAACCTAGATAAACGAGGATAGTTATGACAAATCTAAACATGGGTGAAGCGTACATTATGAACGCGGACAAAGTATCCGTAGACGATCAGATGGGCGCAGACAAACTGTACCGTGAAGGTCTGGAATTCGACACTCGCGCTCAGACTGATGTTCTGACCGAAGACATGCCGAAGCAGATGACTAAGGGTGCAGTTGATCCTTCGCTGATGAAGATGGCTGAAGAACGCGACTACTAAGAGGTAAGTCGATATGGCTGACAACTTTCTGGAACCGGCTGACGACACAGCAGTTCCGCTCGTAAACCCGGAGGAACAACTTCCGGGTCTAGCGGCGTATGTAAAGAACAAATTTGAAGATTCGGAAAATGGACGTTTCTCGTACGAACAGCGATGGCTGCAGTCGTACAAGAATTTTCGTGGCATCTACGATTCTACTACACAGT